GTACTCCGCCCGTACAGCCGCCGATCGGCTACGACAAGCTGACTGCGGCCAACACCGAGATGTGGAACGGCCACATCGGCTCTGAACTCGGCACGGGAACGGTGGGGCTCAAGACAGCGGCTCTTGGCGGCACCCCGACAGATGGCTCTTCGCTGGTGGCTGTACCGGGCACCCTGGGGCGCGACAAGGCGGGCGCCGCCATGATCTGGGCCACTTCCGTGGCCGGTTCTGCGGCCGGCGCGACCGGCACGCTGACCGGCTCCGTGTTCGTGGCCGGCGCGGGCACTGCCGTTTCCCAGGCAGTCATTCCGGCCAATGGCATGGGCTGGGTCAAGCAATAGGGGGTGTCATGTCATTTGAATTTGGGCTCTATGAGGGCGACAAGACCTACGAGGATGGCAAGCAGTTTGCCGATGACGACAAGCTGCGAGTCCGTTTCGAGGTCCATGCCGTCAAGAACGAATACGAGACGAACCAGCAGGGTCGGCCAATCTTCTACGACGCCGAGTTCATCCAGATCGTCGTGCCCGGCGCGCGCGATGTGAGTACCTTTCCGCTGGATGATCATTACAAGAAGCGGTTTGCCAGGGCTTATGCCCAGTGGAAAGCCGAGGGCGAACAACTCAAGATCCAGGGCACGATCCTGGCTGAATTGCCGTGGCTGACCAAGTCGCAGATCGCGGAGCTCAACTACTCCAACATCCGCACCGTTGAAGAGTTGGCCGCGATGAGCGATGTCAATGCGATGAAGTTCATGGGCAGCTACCAGTTGCGCGAGCGCGCCAAGAATTTCCTCGCAGCCGCTGCCGGCGAGGCCCCTGCCCTGAAGCTGCAGGCCGAGCTCGAGCAGCGCGACAACCACATCCAGGTGCTGGAGCGCAAGCTCGAGGAGCTCACGGCCGCATTCGAGAAGTTCGAAAAGAAGAAGTAGGCCATGCAGTACTGGGCCGCGCTGGACATCGTCAACCAAGTCGCCGGGGAGGTTGGCCAGTCCCGCGTGACCACGATGTTCGCGCCCGAGGATACCAACGAGGTCCAGTCGATCCAGATGCTGGCGGCGCTCCAGGCGGCGGGCAACGAGCTCCTGCTGTTCTACCCCTTCGAGCAGTTCGCCAGGACACTCACCTTCTCCTTCGTGGTCGGCCAGGGCAGTTACGCCCTGCCGGCCGACTGGGCCTACTTCATCGACCAGACCCAGTGGGATCGCACGAACATGTCGCCCCTTATGGGGCCGAAGTCGGCGGCGGAGTGGGCGTGGCTGAAAGGCGCTGCGCCGGCCCCCTCGGGGACACGCTACCGGGTGATGGCCAACAAGCTGGAGTTCCTGCCGGTCCCGGCCTCCGTCGCCAGCGTGAGCATGGAGTACATCTCGGGCAACTGGGTGCAGTCTGCCGCTGCGGTGGGCGGGGTGCCTGACAAGGCGATGGTGCGTGCCGACGGCGACATCGTCTGGTATCACCCCTGGATGATGATCAAGTACACCAAGCTCAAGTGGCTGCAGTTGAAGGGCTTCGACCAGACGGCTGCTGCGGCGGACTTCCAGCGGATCTACGAGGCCATGCGGGGCAAGGATGTCGGCGCCGAGGTGCTCTCGCTGGTGCCGTCCTCGTCGCCCCAGTGGATCGGCTGGGGCAACGTCCCTGAAGGTAACTGGGGCGTCTGATGCCTGCCGCCGTCGCCCAAGGTGCAGGGATCACGACGATTCCCTCTCCTATCGGGGGCGTCAATTTCTATTCTTCCCTGTTCGGGATGCCCCCCGAGGACGCGATCCGGTTGACCAACTGGTGGCCCCAGGTCTACGGCTGCATGCACCGACGCGGGTTCGTGGAGTGGAAGAAGGGCTATCCCGGCCTGATCGGCTCGCTCTATGCCTACCACACCAACATGGGCCAGTCGTTCCTGTATGCCTTCGCCGGCACCGGGATGTACAACGTCACGCTCAAGGACACGTCACCCACGCCCCCTGCCCCGACAGCAGTGATCACGGGGCTCACCACGACCATCTGGCAGGGCACCATGATGGCCAACATCGGGGGCACTCACAAGATCCTGGTATCCGGCCAGGACAACCCGATCTGGATCCACCAGACCACGCTGGGGCAGGATCCACCGACTTATAGCCGGTTGACTGCGGGCGACGGTGTCGCCTCGGGCACCATCAAGGCCGATCCCGACCTGGGCATCTCGATCGATCCCAGGAATTTCATCGACGTGACGATCCACCAGAAACGGCTGTGGTTCGTGGAGAAGAACTCGACCAACGGCTGGTTCCTGGATGCCGACGTGAACTATGGCATTGCCTACAAGTTCGACTTCGGCCCGCTCTTCAAGCGGGGTGGTTTCCTGCAGAGTCTCGCGACCTGGACGGTGGACACGGGAGAAGGAGCCAACGATGTGCTGGTGGCGTTCGGATCCGAAGGCGACATCGCGGTCTACAAGGGTATCGATCCGCTCGGTGCTCCTCTTGCCACGCCTGCGGTAGCGCCTGACTGGACCCTGCAAGGTGTTTACTACGCAGGCACTTTGCTCGACGGTCATCGTTTTCACTGCAAGGTCAGCGGTGACCTGAAGTTCCTGACGATCCAGGGACTGATCAGCATGAACGACATGCTGACATCGACCAGCGTGGTGGCGCCGCAGAGCAGCATCGAAGCCCAGAACGTCCAGCAGTTCCTGGCCGACCAGACCAGCCAATACGGTTTCCTGCCTGGGTGGGACATGAAGTTCGTCGCCTCCCAGAACATGCTGATCATCAACATCCCCAGTGCCTCCTCGACCGGCGCGCTGCAACTGGTGGAGAACGTGGTCAACAAGAAGTGGTCCACGTTCCTGGGCATGGATGCAACCTGCTGGGTGGCCGACTTCAACGAGGCGCCCTACTACGGCAGCAACGCCCGCATCCTGCAAGCCTGGACGGGAAACTCGGATAACGTGACGCTGTCCAGCCCGCTCGGTGTGCCCATCACGGCGCTGGTCCAGCAGGCTTACAACTACTTTGGCACGCCGGCCAACAACAAGCAGGTCGGCCTGTACCGCCCCAACTTCCTGACCAGCCGGTCGGTGACGTGGAAGGGATCGATCCGCTACGACTTCAACTTCTTCACCCCGGTCCTGCAGGTCAATCCCCCGGGCCCGAACCTCCCCTACTGGGACTCGGCCATCTGGGACAGCGCCAAGTGGGCCGGCGGGCTGCATGCGCAAAAGGACTGGGCCTCTGCTGAGGGCCTGGGGTTCGCCGGCTCGCTGGCGATGGCGACACGTTCCGATGGCGAGGTCGTCTGGGTTTCGACAGACATCACCGTGACTAGTGGGGGGATACTCTGATGGCAGGCATACCCGTACCTGATTTTGGGTCGTTGGCCGGCCAGCAGCACACCGCTGACACGGCTGCGACTAACCAGACCAACCTTGCCAACCGCCCGAACCAGTACAACCCGCTGGGCAGCACGACCTGGGCGATGAACCCGGACGGGACGTGGAGCAACAGCACGAACCTGAGTGGCGCGGCCCAGGGCCTGTTTGATGCGAGCTTGACCGGCCAGCAGAACCTGACGAATCAGCTTGGCCAAGGCATCAACTACTCCAGCCTGGGCGCGATGCCCCAGGTCGGCGGCTACAACCAGCAGGTCATCGATACCTGGAACGCCCTGCAGGCGCCGGGGCTGGCGCAGGGCGAGCAGGCCGCGCGCAACCGCATGGCGGCGATGGGCGGCGCCACGGTGGGCTCGAGCCCCTGGGCCACCCAGGAGCGCGCGTTCGGCAACATTCGCACCGACGCCGGCAACAAGGCCATCCTGGAGGGCTACAAGCAGGGCAACACCGAGTTCGAACAGGCTCTCAAGGCACGCAGCCAGGGGGCTGGCGAGCTCGAGCATGGCTACGAAGCCGCCAGGACAGGATCGGCGGCGCTGGGCGACATCCGTGCCGGCTTGAATCCCAACAAGTGGAATCCGACTACCCCGAACAGCGCGGCCTATCTGCCGCAGTCGATTTACGGCGCAGCCCAGGACACCTTCAACGCCCAGCAGATGAACCGCAACGCTAGCATCGCGGAGAAGGAGGCCAACCAGAACGCCATGATCAACCTGCTGCGCACGGCCGGCGGCGGGCAGGGTATCCAGGGCATTCTCAGCGGGGCCAAGTCGGCCGGCGGAGATATCAGCGGCGCCTGGAACTGGTTCTCGAATTCGCCGTGGAACAAGTTGGGCGAGGGCGCGAATACCGGGGATCCGAGCCAGGACGTGCTGGGTGACTTCATCAATTCTGGCAATTACGCGCCTTCCAACTTCAACTGGGCTGAAGACCTGAATTGGTAAGCCATGCCCTACTTCAACGACGATCCCTCGCTGGACTTCGACGCCCAGGAGCAGGCCATGCTCCAGATGGCAGCGCGCATCAAGGCGTTGCGCGACATGAAGACGGATGTCAAGGTCACCCAGCCCGAGGGGTTCAAGTCGGCGGTGACAGGCGGCTCGATCCTCGCGCCCTACGTGCGCCAACCCAAGCTGTCGCTCTTTTCGCCCGCCATACAGGATTACACGGGCAACCGCATGGAAGAGGAGCTTAATCAACGACGCTCTGCCCTGACCGAGGCCGAGCATGGCGGGCTGGAGAAGTCCCTGGCCAACTTCCCCCAGCCCCACACCGAGGAGCGCATCCAGGCCGGGCCGGCGGGTGCGCTGGGCGAGCCGGCCG